ATCTAGATATACAAAATTCACAAAGAATAAGCACACAATACAATCGTTACAAAATGAATTACAGAGCCTAACAAGAGAAAGAAAATCAATTAGTCATTCTATGAGGGAACTGAATAAATACAAATATGATAAAGAATGTCCACTATGCTTGGGTAATGCAGATGAACACATAAAACATCAAACGGAATATAATAAAAAACATAAGGAACTCACAAATAAGATAGACTCATCTACAGATGCTATTGAGGTGTTGGAAGAATCATTGATACAATTAGCAAGTGCAGAGGAGCAGGATAAACTTTATCACGGTCTAATAGACGAACTCAATAGAATAAGTCAGGATGCTATAAAGGTTGGTGGTAAGATAACAACAGCTACAGAAAAAGTAAAATTACACAAAGAAGAGCTGAAGAGATTACAAAACCAAATAGATCAGTATTATGACAATGAGGCTAAAATTAATACTAATAAGGACATAGATTCTCAAATATTAATTGTAGAGCAGGGAATCAACCAAGTCGATAAGGATAAAAATATACAACAGGATTTGCACAGAAGTGTGTTGAATAAATTAGCAGTAGCAAAAACTAATAAAGAGCAGTTAGAAGAAACAATTAAGCAAATTTCAAGTTTAGAACAACGAATATTGGATTATGATATATACATGTCTGCTATGTCCAGAGATGGTATATCATACGATCTAATAGGGAAAACTGTAGAATCTATAGAAGCAGAAATCAATGAAGTGTTAAACAATATGATGGTGGGATTCACTATAAAGTTGTTAATGGATGGAAAAAATATAGATACTTTCATATGTTATGGAGATGATATGTGGTCTTTAGATCTAGCTTCTGGAATGGAAAAATTTGTGAGTAACTTAGCTATTAGAGTGGGACTCATAAACGTATCAACACTTCCCAGACCTAATTTTTTGTGTATAGATGAGGGGTTTGGTACACTGGATGGAGAGTCTATAGTAAACATGGAGGGGGCTTTCAACTATTTGAAAACACAATTTGATTTTGTCCTAATTATTACCCACTTGGATTCAATTAAAGATTATGTAGACCACTTGATACCTATAGACGTTATCAACGGATACAGTAATATTAAATTTTCGTAGGTAGTAAATTTAATTTTTTTTTATCCAATGCTCCCTGGGCTTGATAGTACTCATACAATATTCTAGCTAGATTTGCAGAAACCGTTAAACCTCTAGCAGTAGAATCTTGTTTGAGTTGATTATCAATACCACTAGTCAAGCTAACGGATCGTATAACTCTATTCATATTAATAATTATTAACTTTTAGTAATTTTATACCGGTTTCTGTTTAGTTGCATATTTATAGCTAACTAGTTAGGACATATATGGCATATCCTCCACAATTTGGTGGAACTACACCTGAATCGCAAGACCCAAATAGATTGTATAGTAATGTTTACAATTTAGATCAATTAGACGTTCTGGTCGAAGACAATCCATCCAATCCACAATTCTTTAGTGTAGTTGGTTTACCTCAACAGCTTTCGTATGGAAAGACGTACTTCACTATAGCATTTAACGATCCCGAGGGATCTCCATACAGACTTCGTGAAGGGTCAGGTTTACTATTTGAATTTAAAGATGCTGGAGGTATAGTTGTATTTAGCGATCTCACTACTTACGAGGATGTAAATGGTGCAGCCGTTGCTTATGTATGGATTAAGAAAGATCCACTGAGAACTTTTGATGAGTTAGAAGAGGGTAGAGGATCACTTACTATTGTTGGTGAATTAGAAAACGTATCTCCTCAATACCAAAATGTATATAACGTAAGACTCACTGTTCCTATTGATATACGAACTGATCTTCCCAACAATACTCCAATATTATTTCAAAGCTCATCTAGAATTCAAGAATCACTAGTTATATCAGAAAGTGTAGAATTTGATGCTAATAGCGAAACGTATAAGAGGAGTATTCTAAACGTAAGTGCCTCAAACCTAGACACGTTTGGAGGCCAAGTAAAATTTTTAGAACTAAGTTACAATGAGAATGAATCAAGTGCAGATCAGTTTAGATTTTTAACGGAATACGAAATAAGTGGTTCTGGAGAAGAGTTTGAGATAAGTAGTAGTGCATCCACAGGACTTAACCCAGTAAGTAATTTTTATAAAATGCCAATGCCCAGGGAGGTCAGGCGAGGTTCTAATATAGTATTTAGGTTGAGATTTAAGAATGGATCAGGACAAGTAGCCCAAGATCCTAGCATAGGACAAGACGTCATACTTAGTGCAAGTGCAACTTTTCAAGGTACACCTCTAGTCATAGAAAAAGATGATAACTTAATGACGGGTTCTGTAAGTGTTGGAACGGGAGTAGGTAAGGGCTTTAAAATGTCAGGAGAATCTTCCGCATATATAGCTTCTGCAGATTATAGAGGATTTACTAGTGCTTCTGCGGGATCCGGATCGGGCATTATTTTATTCAGCGGATCAGTATTTGGAGATATCACTGACGATTATCAAAATGGAGGTGTTGGTTTTGAAGTGGTGTCGGATAGCAGCAGCTTTTTACGATTTAGGTCAAACCCATCAGAATTAGATATACGCGCTGATGCATTCTTTGTAGGTTCTACAGCAACACAATTTATAAGTGCATCTACGGGAATCATAGAAATATCATCGAGCAAATTTCATCTAGAGCCGGACGGTGATGTCACACTAGCAGGTACCATAACAGCCGAAGCTGGTTCAATTGGTGGATTCCTAATAGAAGAAGGTAAACTTACGGCTGGTACAAATAACAGTGCCATGACGATGAGTGGTGCGGATAGATTGTTGAGATTTGGAAGTGGTTCGAGCTTTTCTACTGATAATGTCGATGGTATTCTTATAGGACAGGATAGTGATGGAGTTTACAAATTTGCAGTGGGTCAACCTAATTCTTACATAGTATTTGACGGACAAACGGTAAGTATTAAATCTGACGATCTAGTAGTAACGGCTTCTAACTTTACCATTGATTCAAATGAATTTAAGTTGGCTACTAGCACGGTATTTATCAGTAGTAGTGGAGTGGGAGAAATAGGTCTAGGTAGTCCTATCCCAACCGGAATATCTGCAGCAGGTAACAAAGGATTTTTTGTTGATGGTAACGGAAATGTTCTAATAGGAAATTCTACAGCCTCACGTATACAATTTGACGGTACGGATCTTACACTGAGCTCATCTAAATTTTATTTGGGATCTGTATCTCAGTACATTAGTGGAGCACTTGGTAACATAGAGATAAGTTCTTCTAATTTTCACCTAGACAACACAGGCAATGTTACCTTGGCAGGTACCGTAACCGCCAATGCAGGAACTTTAGGTGGTTTTGATATCTCACAAGATGCGATAACATCTACAAATTTTTTTATTAGTGGTGCCGCTACAGACAATGAATATTTTATTTCTGCATCCAGTGGACCTTCACAGTTTTTCAACGTTAGAGCTTCTGGAGACGTAACTGCTTCCAGTTTATTATTAACAGGAGGTCAGGTAGCTGGTAATACTGTCACACGGGACAGAATATCTTTTGAAAAAAACTGGGCTATATCAGCTTCCGATAACCCAGTAGAATATTTTATTAGTGCTTCAAGGTTTCAAGTATCTCAACAAGGTGATGTTACGGGATCCCAAGTATTATTTACGGGTGGTGATATTGGTGGAGCTACTATAGATGAAAATAGTTTTGCCTTTGGAGACATATCTAAAATATCAGCCTCATCAAATCCAGTAGAAATATTTATTTCTTCCTCACGGTTTAAAGTTAAGCATGATGGTCAAGTAACAGGTAGCGAGTTTCTTTTTGGAGATAAAGCTGGAGGTAACTTTGCACAATTCACAGGTGATACTTTAACCGTTGAAGGTGACATTTCCGTAAACTCTATTAAATCTCCAGCTCAAATAGCTGGAGCTGCAGCAACAAATGAAAATGCTTCTGCATCTATATCAGCAGGAGGACACGCTACATTCAAATCCGCTTCTATAGGAGGATTTGTAGTAAATCCAATATCTATACAAGATTCTAATAGCAATCTCGTATTAAACGCATCTGGTCAGATAACGGCATCAGCAGTCTCAATGTCAGGAACTGTAACAGCTACATCTGGACAGATAGGTGGCTTTGCAATAGGTAACGACCTCTCATCTAACGCCGGTACGTTAAATCTCAAAGGAGCAAGTGGACAAATAACAGCTTCAGCTGTTAGTATGTCGGGAACAATTACAGCTACATCCGGACAGATAGGTGGATTTGCAATAGCAGACGATTTATCTTCAAATCTTGGCACGCTAAAACTTAAAGGAGCTAGCGGACAAATCACAGCTTCTAATGCTCTATTGAGTGGTAAGTTGCTGGCTTCGGATATTATAGCCACAGGATCTGGTAATATTGGAGGATTCTCAATAGGTGCAAACTTAATTTCTGCATCGAGTGGTCTCTTACAACTCAATTCATCAGGTCAAATAACAGCCTCTGCTGTTTCTATGTCGGGTAACATTACGGCAGAATCTGGTCAGATAGGTGGGTTTGCTATAGGAGATGATCTCTCATCTAACGCTGGTACATTAAAGCTCAAAGGAGCAAGTGGCCAGATAACAGCTTCCGATGCTCTTCTAAGTGGAAATTTATTTGCTAGCAATCTTACAGCTACTGGGTCTGGAATTATAGGTGGTTTTTCAATAGGTGAGAATTTAATCTCAGCTTCAACTGGACTTCTGCAACTAAATTCATCTGGACAGATAACAGCATCTGCTGTAAGTATGTCTGGAATTATATCTGCTGAGGGAGGAGATGTTGGTGGATTCTCGATAAATCAAACTTCTATTTCTTCTACAAACAATAATTTAATTCTCAAATCATCTGGACAGATAACAGCATCAGCAATTTCTATGTCTGGTACGGTTACTGCGGAGTCTGGTCAAATAGGTGGATTTGTAATATCCGAAGAAAAGATTCAAACTAGTGATGGAACATCTTTGGTACTTAATTCTGCGGGACAAATTACTGGATCCAATATATTATTTAGTGGGGGAACGATCACATCCGATGTAACTATTCAAGGTGATTTAGCGGCTAGCAGTATTTCAACTCCAGCTGGTGGTTCACCAAAGGCTATCATTGACGCTAGAGGCTTTGCTAAATTTGTTAGTGCCTCTATAGGTGGACTAGATATATCAACAACATTTTTATCAGCAAGCAATCTTGTATTTAGATCTTCTGATGGAGGTAAGATAGCTCTGGGAACTACTGAAGCTAACGAGACATTTGGAGCTCATAATACCGGTGTGATACTTAGCGGTAGTGGAGATTTTCAAGTAGTTAGAGGTCTCAACAAATACTTAATTATTACTGGCAGCACGTTAGATTTACAAACAGATACCGCCACGATATCAGGTAGTTCGATAGTATTGGGTTCTCCGTCATTTTTTCTTGGAGATCAAACTAATTTTGTTAGTGGATCCACAGGAAACATTGAAATCTCTAGTAGTGGTTTTCATCTTAAACCAACCGGGGATGCTATCCTATCAGGTAGTATAACTGCTAATGATGGTACTATTGGTGGTTTTACAATAAATCAAACACAAATCACAGATACGAACGGAGACTTGGTTTTAAAATCAACGGGTGAAATAACAGCATCTGCAGTCTCAATGTCTGGAACCATTACAGCGGATAGTGGATTAATTGGTGGATTTGATTTAGCTAACAATAAGATTTCAAATACTGGTGGTCCTGGAGATGGTTCAATTATAGACATAGTAGTAACTGTAGTTGATTCAGGAGGTAACAAATTTGCTTTGGATGGAGTGGTCACTGCAACCAAAATTTTACTAGCAGGTAATACCTACAGCTTTACACAAAATGATGATTCAAATGATAATCATCCGTTTAGGTTTTCAGAAACGGAAAACGGAACACATGGTGGAGGCGATCCTTACACTGTGGGAGTTACGGTTAATGGAACTCCTGGTGTATCTGGAGCATACACGAGAATTACACCAACCAGAGATACTCCTCTATTATATTACTATTGTGCAAATCATGGTGGGATGGGAGGAAGTGCCACAGTTACCACAGATAGTTTAGCGTTAGAACTACAGGGCAATACAGGTGAGATAACAGGCTCAAGATTTCTCTTTACGGGAGGAACAATATCAGGATCTGATATTCAAATCACAGTTGGTACTGCTTCTTTAATTAGTGATACTGGAGTAGAAATATCTGGTAGTAATTTTCATTTATTAAAAGGAAACATTACAGCATCTAATGTAGATTTATCTGGAAAAATTGCTGCTACATCCGGAGATATAGGTGGCTTTAGTATTGATGCATCTACCATATCTAGTTCCAATAATTCTCTCATACTAAAAGATTCAGGACAAATTACGGGCTCGGATGTTTTATTTAATAATGGTGTTGTTGGAGGATTTGAGTTAGGTTCAAATTTAATTAGTAGTTCTAATGGTAAATTGATTCTTAAATCATCCGGAGAAATAACAGCCTCTGCAGTATCGATGTCAGGAATCATATCAGCTGTGGGAGGAGACATAGGTGGCTTTTCTATTGATGGTACAAGTATAAGTAGCATTAATGGAAATATAGTACTGACCAGTAATGGAACAATAACAGCTAGTGATGCTTTCTTGGGAGGAGACTTACGAGCTAGTAATCTAATAGCTACTGGATCAGGTACTATAGGTGGTTGGACTATATCAGAAACAAAAATTACAAGTAGTAATTTAATTATAGATAGTGCTGGTTCTATCGAGACGGCAGATTATTCGAGCAATGTACGTGGGTGGCGAATCAGTAGCGAGAATAATGGTACTGCAGAATTTGAAAATATAAGAATAAGAGGTACACTTAAAAGTACGGTATTTGAGAAAGAAACTATAAATGCTGTTGGTGGACAGTTATTAATAGCTAACAGTACTGTATTGACAGGATCGGGTGTAACAGCTACCGAGAGCACTATGAGTGTTGTAAATGTTACCGGTTTTTCTGGTAGCTATGACGGAGCTGCGGGATCAAATGAAATAGTAATGTTAAAGAAGCAAACTAGCAATGGGTTTGCAACAGAGTATATTCAGGTGCAGAGTTCTTCCAGAGACTTTCCGGCTAGTAACACAAACTTAACTGGAAAACTTTATGTTCTAAGAGGATACAGTGGATCGTTAAGCACAGATAATGATTTTGTAGGAGACTTAGCAACACAAGCTCAGTCTTATGAACCAGGAACAGTTTTAGTGTCCACGGGGAGAATCAATACTGGATATATTAGAGCAAATTCTAATCCCAATGATACTTCTACACCATATATTGATATCGTGGAGAGAACTGGAAGTGGGGTTTATGACGTACAGCATAAACTAAGATTAGGTGATCTAAGTGGTCTAAGTTCTGGTCTAGTTGGAAGTTCACCTGGATTTGGTCTATTTAGTGAAAATGTATTTTTGACTGGTAAGATAACAGCTACATCTGGTCAGGTAGGCGGCTTTGCAATCACAGGAAATACAATTACAAGTTCAGAAAACTTATTGGTTTTGAAATCATCAGGACAAATAACAGGATCTAGAGTACTATTGGATGGAGGTAAGATAGGAGGCTTTACTCTCACGGATAATGCAATTAGTAGTTCTAATGGATCTCTAGTTCTCAAATCTTCAGGACAGATAACAGCGTCTTCCGTAAGCATGTCTGGTGACATAGTAGCCACTAATATTACAGCAGTACGGACGGGTATCATTGGTGGTTTTGAATTAGGATCTAATTTGATATCAGCATCTTCTGGTTTACTTCAGCTAAACTCTTCAGGACAAATTACCGCATCAGCAGTATCGATGTCGGGTAACATTACGGCAGAGTCTGGTCAGATAGGTGGCTTTGCAATAGGTGACGATCTCTCATCAAATGCAGGTACGTTGAGATTAAAAGGAGCTAGTGGTCAAATAACAGCATCAGCAGTCTCAATGTCAGGAACAATTACTGCAGAGAGTGGATTAATTGGTGGGTTTGAAATAGGAAGCTCAACAATATCATCACCAGCTGGTGTATTGAATCTAAACTCTCAGGGTCAGATAACAGCATCTGCAGTCTCAATGTCAGGAGTTGTAACCGCAACATCTGGTCAGATAGGTGGTTTTGCAATAGGTACTGATTTGACTTCTAATGCGGGAACATTAAACTTAAAAGGTTCTAGTGGACAAATAACTGCGTCTGCAGTAAGCATGTCCGGAATTATATCGGCTACTGGAGGTGACATTGGAGGCTTTTCAATTGACAACAATGCAGTATCTTCCACTAATAGTAATTTGATACTAAAGTCCTCTGGTCAGATAACAGCATCCGCTATGAGCATGTCTGGTGTCGTAACGGCACAATCGGGTCAGATAGGAGGATTTGCTATAGGAGAAGACTTATCCTCTAATTCAGGTCAATTAAATCTCAAGGGAGCTAGTGGACAGATAACAGCATCAAATGCATTATTGAGTGGTAAACTTTTTGCATCGGACATTGTGGCCACAGGTTCTGGAATCATAGGTGGTTTTTCAATAGGCGAGAATTTAATCAGTGCATCTAGTGGTCTTCTACAATTAAACTCTTCAGGACAAATTACTGCATCAGCGGTCTCCATGTCAGGAATCATATCAGCACAAGGTGGAGATATAGGTGGATTTTCAATAGATGGAACATCTGTCTCCTCTACAAATAATAACTTAATACTAAAGTCATCTGGTCAAATTACTGCATCAGCAGTTTCTATGTCCGGTGATATAGTTGCAAATAATATTACTGCTGTAGGTACTGGAGTGATAGGAGGATTTGAATTAACATCCACTCAATTGAATTCTGCAAATGATAACTTAATATTAAAATCATCTGGTCAGATAACAGCATCAGCCGTCTCAATGTCAGGAACCGTAACAGCTACTGCAGGATTGATAGGCGGATTCACTATAGATGCTGATGAGATAAAGTCTACTAATATTATTATTGATTCTGCTAATGAAAGGATAACCGTAGGTAGTCAAAATGACGTAAGAATACAAGGTGGCGGAACTGATAACTTTATTGCTATGGGGGATAAAATTGAAGGTTTTACCGATGAAGGAAGTAGTACTGAGGGTATATTAATTGGTATGGATGGGAGCAATCCACAAGCGGAGTTTGTACAGAGTGAAGATAACTACTTTATATTTGATAATGGTATAGACATAAGAAGTGATACCATAAAAGCTAGTGGTAGCAATATTATATTAGAAGCTCCTAGATTTTATCTTGGAGGAGATGCACAATTCATTAGTGGGTCCAATGGAAATATAGAAATAAGTTCTTCAAATTTTCATTTATCTTCAAGTGGTGATGTCACGATGGCAGGAACAATAACCGCCACGGGAGGAACTGTTGGAGGTTTCAACATAGGAGATGATCTATCTTCTACAGCAGGTACATTAAGCCTTAAAGGAGCAAGCGGTCAGATAACAGCATCAGCAGTATCGATGTCTGGAGTGATAATGGCCAATCAGGGTAATATAGGTGGGTTCTCGATAGATAGTGGAAAAATTATATACACGGATACTTTTGAGCTGGACGCTACAGCCACTAATAATCAATACGTAATATCTTCCTCGACATTTAAGTTGGGAGCGGATGGTGACCTAACAGCTTCAAACGCTTTATTTTCATCCGTTAGGATAATTGGAGGAGCAGAGGACAATTCAGTAATAGGTGAGGATCTCAATATACCAAGTTTTGTTGGAGGTGGAGATCTACACTCTATATTAAACTCTAAGGGGTCTTTCCTGGGAGGAGGTACGAGCAATGTTATATCAAGTTCCGCTGGTAGTTCAAACATATACAACGCTATAGTAGGTGGTTCCAGTGGATCCATATCTATCAGCTCATCATTTAATTTTATAGGAGGAGGTTTTCAAAATACTATTCGTGGTCCAGTAGAGATGCAAGGTACCGATATTAGTGGTAATACTATGATGAAGTTCTCCGCTATAGTTGGTGGAGATAGAAATACAATAGAGAGACGTTCCTTTGGATCAACCATCATAGGTGGTAGACAAAATTTAATTACAGGAGTACCGGTATCAAGTAGTATTTTTCTATCCAATGGTAATCCTACTGCTAGTGTGAACCGATCTTCTGAAGATTCACTGATAGCTGGAGGAAAAGATAACACTCTTTTTGATGCAAGACAATCTATTATTGTCGGAGGAGACGGCAATGTACTATCAGGATCAGTAAACTCTTTGATAGGTGGCGGAGATACTAACTTACTTTATAGATCACCTCATAGTATGATACTTGGTGGAAAACAAAATCGACTTTGGCACAACGACAATACTGATACTCAAATAATAGGTAAGAATTTAGTTGGTGGAGGAGAAAGTAACTTCCTATACAACTCAGCTCAATCCTCAATAGTTGGTGGATTCAAGAATGTAATAACCGGATCATTTGGATCAGCAATCCTGGGAGGAGCGTTCAACCAACTTACAGCTTCACATGGATCTGTAATTCTAGGTGGAGGTTACACAACAGTTGCATTGAACAAGCCTACTGATTTTGGACATCCTATGATCGGTAGAGGAAATTATCTTCACTACTCTTCAGCTTCATTTGTGGGTGGTGGAATATATAACAATCTAGGCTACAGTTTCCATGCTGCTCTAGTTGGAGGTGAATTCAACTTTATAGATCATTCCGACGTATCGTTTATTGGCGGAGGAGCACATAATGTTTTGACATCTTCGTATTCTTCCTCGATAGTAGGCGGAGGCAGTAACAGATTATATCAAGCTGATGTTTCCTTTATAGGAGGAGGTTCACATAACGTAGTCAGTGAAAGTAACTTTGTGGCTATTGCTGGAGGTACAAATAACACGATACAAGCAGATAGTAGCGATAGTGCAATAGTTGGTGGAGCATCTAACGCTATCATGCTAGATTCGCCTGCAGGATTTGTTGGTGGTGGTAGATCAAACGTCATAAGTGGTTCATCTATAGCAAGTGTAATTGGTGGAGGAGTCAGCAACTCACTCTTCCATGCATCTTTTAGTGGAATTCTTGGTGGATCCGATAACACTATCAGTCAGTCTGAATACAGTCTAATAGGTGGTGGTGAAGACAATACTATAGTATCATCATCACGTTCTGGTATCCTAGCTGGTGATTATAACACAATTACGGCATCGATGTATTCTTTCATCCTAGGTGGAGAGAACAACAGGATGTCAGCCAGTGAATATTCAACCGCCGTTGGTGGTAAGGATAATACCCTGGGACCAGAAAATGTAGGTTCGGGATCTATAAAGTTTAGTCAAATCCTAGGAGGAGATTCTAACGAACTCAAAGGTGTCTTCTCATCAACCATTGTTGGAGGTAGATTAAATTCAATTAGAGAGACATCAGAAAATTCCTTAATACTTGGAGGCCTGGCAGGTAACATAACCGATGTATCAAAAGAATCCATAATAGCAGCTGGAGTGGCTAACACGATAACGAGAGGAGATAGGACTGCAGTAATAGTAGGAAACAATAATAGTGTATCAGCCTCGACACTATCAGCAATAGTTGCTGGTCGAATAAATAAGATACATTCATCAGACAGATCTACAATTATTGGAGCAAGCAACCAAGACATAATTCACTCTACCAACGCTACGGCATTGGGTGGTGCTGGAATAATAAAATTTTCTGAAACATCTGTTGGAATCAACTCAGCTGTAATAGGACATTCAACGGGAGTAATAGGAGCAGGTGGTTCTACCATCACGGGTAGTAAATATGCATTTGCTGCAGGTCAGAACAATACAATACAACGTGGTAGTAGTTTTTCCTTCATAGGTGGAGGTTTGGCCAATGAGATATGGGGTGCATACAGACAACCCAACCTAGGGGCTGGCAAAAGTTTTACCGGGTGGACGGTATTACAGGATTCAACACTAACTACTGAAGCCAAGGAAGTTGCTGGCATATATTCTAATATCGTGGGTGGTAATAACAACGACGTGGTCTCCAGCTCGTATTCATTTATAGGTGCTGGAAATGGTGTGGTAATCAGTGGTAGTGAGTATTCGGCAATCGTAATGGGTGATGGAGGTTCAACTAATCAACGTCAACGAATATGGCATGCCGCTCACTCCTTCATAGGTGGAGGATATTATTCACGCATTCAAGGTTCACCTTTTAGTTTTGTGGGAGGTGGAGATTCAAACCAGATATCAGCAAGTAGACAGCTTAACAACCAACAGCACAGCAATGTAATTGTTGGTGGTGCTGACAACAGAATGGAAAACGGACCCAACGTAGAGGGTTATGTCCGAACGTTGTTTGGAAGTGAACTTACCATTTCACCCAGCGTACTAGTCCATGCCTCTATACTTGGAGGAGATGCAAATATTATATACGGTGCTGGTTCTGCACGATCATCTATTGTGGGTGGTGAGCATAACGAGATAGGAGGGACTCCTCCCTCACCAGATTTTACGTATACAGGTCCAGGTGGAGGTCACAACGCCATTGTGAATGGTGTCAATAATGCTATAGGACCCGGAGCATATAATATTATTGGTAGCGGTCAAAACAATGAAATAATAAGTTCATCATACCACACCGGTACTGATAATGCAAAAGATTATAATTCAATCCTCAATGGTAATACTAATCTCATTCGTAACGTATTTGCAGAAGGATTAACCATAGATAAACAACCGAGTGGTAGTTCTATGCGCTATAATGCAATTTTAAGCGGAAGAAGAAATTACATATATGCTCAAGGTGAAAGCAACGATACTTCATTTAATACAATAGGTGGTGGTCTAGACCAAACAATAAAGGATTCAACATACTCTACTATTCTTGGTGGATACAACAATGTAATATCTAGCTCTACTTATGGAATGATTTTTGGTACAGCTAATACCATGACGGGAGACAACTATTCCACGATCTTGGGTAGAAACAATACCAACAACTTTGAAGATGCACATGTGCTAGGAAACGGTCTCACGGCAACACAAGACGATACCACTTTCGTGGATAACTTAATCGTAGATGGTGTACTCTCAAAGGGATCTGGAACATTTAGGATCACGCACCCAAACCCAGCCATGTCTGCATCAACTTGGCTACAACACTCTTTTGTGGAATCACCAACACGAGGTGACAACATCTACAGATGGAAAGTTGAGCTCACGGGTAGCTCATATGGATTCAAACTACCAGATTATTACAAACATCTCAACGAAAATGATCAGATCTGGGTCAATCCAGTAGAACACTTTGGTAGAGCATATGGTGTAGTAGATTCACAACAACACATTCTCACGGTTACTGCTGATACTACGGGCTCATATAACGTACTCTTGATAGGTACAAGAAAAGATCAAGTAGCCATGGAGAACTTTGAAGGAGTCGAAGTCACTAAATCACTAATAGAAAGATCATTAAATTAATGTGTTTTCGATTACACTCCTATTTATATATGGATAGCTGGAAAGTAACTCAATGCCATTAACTTGGGATCAGATATCAGTGGCATTTAACAATGCCAAATTTACTTTTGCAGAAATTAGTATTGCACTAGAACTATTTTTGCTCAAAGGAGGATATTCTGGATATAAGCGCAGACAACAAGTTTATGGAGATTTTTTCAAAAGCAATCCAGAGAAGAAAAAACAAGTTGTTAAACTCGTGATGAAGGTGAGAGGTCAGACAATAAAGCAAGATGCTGAAGTACCTGAGAAGTCTGAGGTAACGGTATCGGATATAGATTTGATCATATCAGAGATTCTCAACATAAAACCTAAGGTTGAAGTAAATGTCAATTAAATTGTACACAGACAAAGTTGAATCCTTTGAATGTAACGTCGCAGTGACTGGAGCATCATTAAAGGAGTCTCAGTTCAGGGCAATATTAAAAACAAATAATAAAAATCTACTCTACGAGGGAACAATAAACTCCTCAGGTAAAGCAGAAGTAGTCTTTCCAAAACTTAAAAATATTTTATCAGAAGGTGATTATGGAGAGATGGTATTAGAGTTGATAGCAGACGATGCTTATTTTCAACCATATAGTGAAAAATTTATTGTGGAGACTTCAAAAAAAGCTACGGTTGAAATTATTAGATCCAAACCTAGTAAGCCAGTAATCTCTATACGGAAAGTTACTCCAGAGTCACAGCTGATAGAGGTGCTAAAAGCTAACGGGGTGACCAAAAAAATTATTATGGATAATAAACAGACTTTTGGAAAAGTTCTCCATAATTATTATCAAGACAGTAAACTCTCAATAGGTTATAATGTATTTCTCAAAAACATAATCGGTCGTATTTAGTGGCCGAATTTGATCTCACAAACACAGTAGTTAGCAATACGTTTAATCGTTTGTTGCAAATAGCAACCGATAACGTAGTGTATGACGCTACTGGAAGTTTTTTAGATGAGTTTAAGATATCAGGTAGTTTTTCTACAACTGAATATTTAGAAATAGAAAATGGAACTTCGCAAACCGGTAATAAACTCCATTCCAGAAATGGTGTTTTATTTTGGGGTAATAGTAATTTAATCACTGGAGGTGGAGGCATCTCTGATATCTTGGAAGATGAATCTCCTCAGCTAGGAGGTATACTTGATATTAATAACAACGATGTCTCCGGTAGTGGAAATTTTTTAATAAATGGTTCCGGAAGCTTCAATGAGTTTAGCGTAGGGACAAATACAAATAATTTTAATGCAATTTTTAACATCATACCAGATTCAGTTGATAAAGACATCATGCTAGTCAAAAGTGGATCTATTAAATCATTTAGAGTGAACCAAGAAGGTGTATTGTCGGTGGGAGCTTTCACAAATGCACCCACAGCAGTTACTGGGGGTTTTTACTACAACAGCTCAAATAATGAATTTTACGTAGGAGTAGAATAATGCCAAGTTGGAAGAAAGTAGTTACGTCGGGATCAAATGCAGAACTAGCAAACGTCACAGCAAGTGCTTTGAGGTTAGGTTCAGATGTATTGGATCTTGGGGGAAACTTAACGACACAAAATAACGGACTAACCATAAATGCAGTTGATGCAGACAGAACCTTAACATTAACGGAAAACCTCACAATTGGTGGTGGTAGTGCCGGAACAATTACATTCAGTGCTGGATCAAAGACGCTCACGATAGAAGACACCACAGCTGTAAATCAAGACGTCACGACGGATGGTAATCCTACTTTTGCTAACTTGACGCTAACTGGCAATCTTACAGTCAATGGTGATACCACAACACTCTCGACAACAAATCTTGTAATCAAAGACGCGTTTGGTTTTTTTGCTACCGGTTCTGCAGCTAGTAATGTCGATGCAGGTTTAGTGGTTCAAAGTGGTTCCTATGTAGATTCTGGCTCCGCTCTTTATCACGACATAGACAGCGGACGGTGGTCAGTTGCAAAAGGTGTTGGAACCAGTGTGACAACAATTACGCCATTACATGCAGGACAGGAATCAGTAGTGACTGCTAGATTACACGGAGGTAACCCTGCGTTAAACAATGTGTTACCAGAATACGGAGCGGGTGAAATGTTTGTAGAAACCGGATCCGGAGAAATTTTTATCTACAGTTAATTAAAAAGAGGTTATCATGGGATCAATTAGTGATCAGTTAGAAGAAGAACAGCAAGTAGAGAATACAAGATATCAAGTTGATGTCGAACCACAAGAATTAAGTCTCAGTGGAGATGAAATAAAATTTATACTCGCTAAAGTCGCGCAGTTGGACTTCAAGGGAGTAGAAATAGAATTTGCGTACAAATTGATAGTTAAGTTGCAAGATTTGTACAAAAAACAAGTACAATAACAATTTTATTGTTGGCCCCTGAAAAGGGGGAAGTGGGCTCAATCTGAGTAACCAACCACAATAGGAGAGAAAATGCCTAGCTGGAAGAAAGTAGTAACATCGGGAAGCAATCCTGCTTTTCACCATATCACTGCAAGTGGAAATGTTAGTGGGTCTGCAGTTTCTTCAGCATCTTTTGGTACTGTTAATATAATAGGATTCAAAGGTGGATCCACCAACCTAACTGACTTTTCAGCCTCAATATCATCTAGACTTCAATCCAGCGAAGGAGATATCACGGGTGTCACAGCTGGTACAGGATTATCGGGTGGAGGAGATTCGGGTGGAGTTACTCTCAACGTGGATTTTAGTGATTCTACATTTCAAAACCAAATATCAGGTTCCTTTGTAGCAGCCAGTAGTTCTATAGAGAGTAGGATAACTGCTGCAGAATCCGAGTTAGGAAATACATTAATTAGCTCGTCTGCTCAGATAGATACAACGATTAGTGGTTCATTTGTAGCTCCAAGTTCTAGTCTCTCAGATAGAATAACAGCAGCTGAGTCCGAGTTAGGAAATACTCTTCTCAGTAGCTCTGCTCAATTATCTACTGCTATCAGTGGAGCGTTTGGAAATCAACGAGTTGGAACAACAGATCAACCAACCTTTGCTGGTTTGGTAGTCTCTGGTAGTATAACGGCTCAAGAATATATAGTTTCATCATCCATAATGTTTCTTACTCAATCTTTTTCGAGTGGATCTACTCAGTTTGGTGATACCGGAGATGATATACATTCATTTTCTGGTTCTTTCATTCTCAGTGGCTCTAATGGCATGGAAGTCGTTCAGGGCAATATCTCTGGATCCTCAAACACTACAGCATCTTTTGGTCATCTTATAGTTGCTGGAGATGTGGTGCCGACAGTTAGTGGAGCATTTGATCTGGGTAGCATAGATCGACCATTTAAAGATTTACATATTATATCTTCATCAATAAAAATTTACGGTGGTGAAGGAGAGGTAGCGAGGATTCAACTCGGAAGTAATAATGAGATTGAGTTTTTACAAACAAAAAACTTAACTTCTGCTCAGAAGAGGGACTCCAATCCAGACCAAATAAGAGCATTAGCACCTAAAGGAAAATTTTTAGCAAAAGAGATAGGTAACCAAGACGCATCAGGTTCATTTGGTGTTATAGACTTTGCATCGAGATTGAGTGGCTCGTTAGGAACCACTGGATCATTTGATAGATTGGAAGCATCAACTGTTAGTGGAGAGATACAAGTTACTACCGGTTCACTAACTGGAGAGATGTGGATAAATACTAATACCGGATCCAGAATGTTTATTGGTAAGTATTCAAGAGGTTTACCTTTTGGAGCAACCGGTTCAGATCAGGATGTATCCAACTTAGTAAACGGAACAGATGTAGGTTTTACTACTGTGGATTCAGACGGTGAAGGTAATATTCACTTGAGTACTGGTGATGGTATATTTGTGGATGATAGAAATCACTGGTACACTAGCAAACAATTCCATATAGGGGGAGAATCTCAATTCATCAAGTATGATGGATTAGACACGGTTAGCATGTCTGCTGAGATATCAGCTAAGACTGGTTCTTTTCAAGGTCAGATGTGGGTAAACACAAACGCCACAGATAGAATGTACATAGGTAAGTATGCTGGTGGTTTTACGGTTAGTGGAGATGTCGACGTTGACGTGAACAGGCAAGCTACGGATGAGGATGGAACTTCAGTAGATATTGGGTTCTACCTAAACGACTCGGGTTCAATTATAGCTCTATCGGATGGAGATGGTATCAAGGTAAATGATTATAACTACTGGTACACTAATAGAGAATATGCAATAGGTAACGGTTCCGAATATATTAGATATGATGAGGGAAATGGATTTCAAATTTACGTCAATAGTTCTACGATAAATGAGATAACAGCAAGTGGAACCATTAGTTCATCGGGAACTGGATCATTTGGAAGATTAGAAGCTGCTGCTATTTCAGCAACATCCATAACGGCAAGTGGAAGATTAGAAGCTGCTGCTATTTCAACAACATCCATAACGGCAAGTACTATTAGCGTTGATGCAACCGGTTCATTTGGCAGAATTGAAACGCCTGGTATAATTAGTGCTAGTGGGACAATATTTGCCTCAACGTTTAATGATGATGGACAAAATTTAAACGTACCGGATTATGTTTTTGATGGACAATATAAGTTACGAACTATAAATCAACTGGAAACATTTGTAAGTGAATCAAAACATTTACCAGGAGTTCCATCTACCAACGATAAACAAGAGTGGAGCACCCATAGCATGGGTGATCGAGACATGATATTACTCGAGAAGATAGAGGAATTATCACTCTATGTGATAGAATTAAACAAACGAATTGAAAAACTGGAATCAAAACGGAATATTTCAAATGATTGATATTTATATGAGAAGTAACGGTTGTTAGTAACGCACAAGGGTTGAACATTATAATATGGCCATCAGAGACTTAATAGTCCTAAACACCACTCAGAGTAGACTGGAGCCCCAGCAGGGTTCAGATACCGTCAGACTCAAGGGAGGTTCGGACGAACTACTTAGAATTAGTGACTCATCAGACGTCGCTGTATTGACTATAAACACTTTATCTCCAGGATTAAACATCGTGGGTACAATCACTGGTAGTGATTTTTCAGGCAGTGGAGCAACCACAGCTTCTCTAACACATGTACTGGTTGATGGTATGACTGGTGATGCAAACCAGTTAGTCAATGTGATCCCAACAGATTCAGTTTCTAGCTCAGCACAACTAGCTGTTGCTATATCAGGTTCATGGCAAGGTGAATTTTCTAGTAGTGCAAAACTTTTTATTGGTGGAGGAGTATCCGGATCAGAAGAATCAACTGGTTCATTTGGTTTAGTGAAATCCACAACTCTTTTTGGAAATGCTTCTGAGATCAGAAACGTTACCAACCCAGGAACCATATCCGGTTCGGCTTCAACTTTTTACAGTGAGGATATTTCAGATGATATATCCGGATCTTGGAGAAACATACTAGAGTATTCAGGAAGCTATGATGCTCAATTACGTTCTGGATCATCAGACAATCTATTGATCAACACGACACTATCAGGTTCAGAGGCATCAACCGGCTCTTTTGACAATTTATTTGTAGAGACTTCCATGAGTGGGGACGGAACATATCTCACTGGTATCATAACTGCAGGCACAATCAGCCAATCCAGTAATGGAATATTTGACGGAAACTCATTAATTGGACAAGAGATATCCGGATCCTTTTTGGGATTTGTCTCGAGTTCAGGTACCGGTTCGGATGCATTGAATGTATTTGGGCAGATATCAGGCAGCTCTATCTCTACGGGATCATTTGATCGTTTAGCTGGACGCCTCAGAGGTGATGGATCACAAATAACCAATATAATAAAACCGGGATTGATTTCTAGTTCAGCACAACTATTTAATCCAACACCAGTCAGTAGTACTACATATGCCCAGTACAGAGGACCATCACACACATCAGGGTCATCCCTTTCGTTGGTATCATCCAGTATGTTGTTAGTGGTTTCAACTTCATTTAGCGGCTCAGCTACTTCAACGGGTTCATTTGATGTATTGAGTGTGGATACGTTCACGGGAGATGGATCTGAGATATCAGGGTTAAACATTCCATCTGGAGCACTTTCAAGTTCCGCGGATCTAACCGATGCTAGTGGTTCATGGTTGGAAACTTCATCGAGTCTAGTGGCTCAGTTGATCGCTTCGGCCTCCGGTCTAGTCAATCAAGACGTCACGTCTGGTAGCAGTCCATATTTCCAAGAGGTCAATGTAACCGACACAATAATTTATAACCAGCTGGTTATCAGTCAATCCAATGTGAACTACACGAGTAGTATGGCTGGAGGATCTACTCAGTTTGGTGATGATACGACTGATACTCACGAGATGACGGGATCATTGAACATAAGGGGTCACTCCAACATAAAGGCGTTTAGATTTAACGGTGCAAAATACGAAAACTCGTTTCAGCCAAGTGGATCGGATTTCTTTGCCACTGTTAGCTCATCCGCACAGACCAACGACAAGGCAATGATTCCACCACGACAGAGCGGAAGCTCAGCTGGGTACACGTTATCAGCTTGGATCCAAGATACGGCTCCTTCACGATCGCGATCTGGAGGATACAACAGCAACACAAATAATTACGAGTCGGGGATAGGTTCTGGCGTGGGAGGTAGACCGCAAACTGGACAACCTTACTACGATGGAACGAAGAGGGGAATCATAACGTTCTTGAGAACCTCCATGAACACCAACAGTACTCATGATGGTGGAATTGCATACACAGCGGGCAGAATACAAGCTACAGATAACGATGGCGGCAATCGAACACTCACTGGTAACAGAAGAATTGATGATGGTCAGTGGCATCACGTAGTACTTACCGTACAACAACAAGCATCAATGAGTATATACATAGATGGTGTGTTTGACGAATCTTACGACAGCTTTGGTAATTTTATGAGAAATCGTGAAAATATGGTCATTGGAAGTCATCTAACTCAATATACTGGTAATTTTAGTTGGGCCTTTGATGGAATGATCACTGATGCGGCAATGCACGATTACGTCATGTCAGCATCTACCGTTGCTGAGATATACAACGGAGGCGCTCCAGTAAACCTATTGGAACCGGTAGGAACCTACACACAAGAAATAGTTGATGGTATGTGGGGATACTACAGAATGGGAGACGTCACGCCTCTCAGCAGTGGTTCAGCTTTTGCATCCGCTTCATATTTTCCCGAGGGACGTTCTGGAGGGTATGGACCTGGTTGGGAATTAAACAATGCAGCAAGTTCTAGTTATCTAACGCTTTATAGTTATGGATCGGGTCTTGCAAATGGAACAATTGGTCAGATCAGTGGTTCAAGCTACGAGGTCAATCCCTCAGTAACACCATCAAGAGATATGATCACGGTGATTGGAAACATATCGGGTTCTTCAGTCTCATCAGCATCCTTTGGAGCCTTTAGTGGGTCGGGAGATGGATTGACACAAGTGAACTTTACATCTTCCAGGATGTCACAGACTCAATTTGGAGATCAAGTAGAAGCATTCCACATCCCAACAGGATCAACGGAAGAGAGACCAACTACAATTGATCCATCCAGAGACTTTTCGACCGGTAGTATAGCACCATACGTTTCTGCTAGTGGACTCATGAGATTCAATTCAACTCTAAGTAACTTTGAGGGTTGGGATGGTATAAACTGGATCACCATGGTGGAAGGTTCAGCAAACACTGAGGCCACAACCATTAGTGGTAGTATAGTGATATCCGGAAGTGTTCCAGGTCAGAGAGCATTAGCTGGAGGAGCTAGAAATTCTGACAGTGCCGATACAAAAAACATTGATGCTTTCACGATATCAACATTTGGTAATGCCACCGATTATGGGGATCTCACAGGAGTCACAAAAGGTCCATCTGGTCTATCGGATGGAATTCACGATAGAGGAGTATTTGCAGGAGCCCTAACGTCAGCAACTGAGACTATGGAACTAATTAGTTTGACCATACCAGGCAATTCGGTAGATTTTGGTGATCTAGGAGCATCTGGACAATTCTGTTCAGCTTGTTCAAATGGTTCAGATTCCGTCGGAGTAATATTTGGTGTAGGAAATGCAGTCACGATGGAATTTATAAACATAAGGGTCTTGGGAGACGCTATAGATTTTGGAGACTCAACTCAGGTTAGAAAATTTTCTGGAGCTACCTCTAATGGAAAAAATAATAGAGGGATAGTAGCAGGAGGACAAGGTCCAATCGTATCTGATATTGATCTCATTACAATTTCAACTAAGGGTGATGCTACTAAGTTTGGAGATTTAGCAAATGCAGCTCAGTATGCAGGAATGGTTTCAAATGATACGGGCGAGAGAGGAGTAAAGTTTGGAGATGTACCATCTACCGCTTTTATGGAATACATCACTATATCAACACTTGGTGATGCGGCTATTTTTGATGGACGCCTGCCAGGAAAAGCTAGAGAAACTTCCGGTGTTTCAAATGGTGTTGGTGAGCGAGCAGTAATTATTGGAAACGGGGACGGAGATGCCACAAATCAAACCTTCACAATTTCTACATCTGGCAATGCGGTTGATTTTGGTGAATTGACGGCGGTTGGAGATCTACACGGTAGTTTATCAAACGGAGCACAATAAGACATGGCAACTAAAGATATAGTATTACTCAACCCCACTAGTTCCAAACTAGAAGCCCAACAGGGTACCGATACAGTACGGATCAAGGGAGATTCTTCCATGATCTTTTCTGTGGAGAGAACAACAAATGAGAGAATATTTGGAGTAGCTACCGAGACGGCAAGTATAGTATCACCAGCCATAACTGCGTCAGGTGCAATCACGATGTCCGGAACAGGATCGTTTGGTAGAATGGAAGCAACACTCTATCAGGGAGATGCATCGACTGTATCCTTTACGTTACCAGAAAATTTAGTCAGTAGTTCAGTACAGTTAGGTTCCAACATATCTGGTTCCTGGGGAGGAGATCTCTCTCAATCCGAATTCACATATCCGGAATACGTAGCTGGTACAGAATCAGGACTGACCTTTGTATCAGGAGGACTCACGGGATCTGTGAGCTCGACAGCTTCCTTTGGGAGAGTCGAGGCTGATATTATAGTAGGTGATGCGTCCCAACTAACCAATCTATTTGAAACAGATACGATCAGTGGATCAACACAACTCCGCACAACAATATCAGGATCCTGGCAATCATACTTCAGTAGTTCGGATCAAGTTTATATCAGTGGAGGTGTCTCGAGTTCAATCACACAGACTTCTTCATTTGGTCATGTCGTCGCTAATTCTTTCACCGGTGACGGCTCTGGAATAACCAAGAGCTCTTTCATCCCGGACAAAGCAATCAGTAGTTCCATCCAGATAGGAAATCAAAACATTTCGGGTTCATGGCAGGGCATCACGTCTGGTTCCGACCAGTTGTTCATCTCAGGAGGACTCACATCCTCTCATGGACCATTCAATAGTTCATCATTTGAATTTGGTGCCGACTCACCATTATCTTTCTTCAAGCTAGGAAGCACTGCAGGTTACAAGATGATCTACAACAGTGGTTCAACCATGGGGGCCTGGATAAAAATTAAGGGTCCGGGCTATCCTAATTCAGAGAATAGAGGCGAATATGCCATCACCGGTGACGATCAACAAAATCGACAATTTCACATCTCGTCCAACAACAATACAAACTATGGCAAAGTCAACTATCTAAACTATCCTTACACAAAAGGTGGAAACGCTACTTCAACAACCCGTTTGACTGCTGATGAGTGGCATTGGGTCGTAGTAGCCACGAGAGATCGCAATGGATTTGGCGGTGATGTAGGGATCCGGATATACGTTGACGGAAGACTTGACGGTACTGGCGAGTTAGGTAATTCATCAACCGATCAACCATTTGAGATCGATCAGTTAGGTCATAAGGGCTCTTTTACCGGTAATGCAGTTATGGATGGATTCATAACAGAGTTTGCAGTCTGGGACACAGCACTATCGAGCAGTATGATTGAAGAGCTGTACAATGCAGGTAATGGAGCGGACGCCATGGTTCCACGAGGAACCTATACGGCACATCACACCGCCAGTCTACACCTCTACTATAGAATGGGTGATCCTGAGGAAACATCAGGTGGTCAGACGGTACCAGAGTACAATGGATCTAGATGGTTTGTACCAAACATAGCAAGTGCCAGTTACGTAACCGCTTCTTCACACAACATGTCACTTACCTCATCAGTAGCTGGATTGGGTAACGTGCCTCACTCCGCTAACAGGTTTGAGACGGTTGTCGCAAATACATTTACGGGAGATGGAACCGCACTAACCAATGTGTTACCTGCTGGATTCCTTAGCAGCTCAGAACAATGGGCCAGTGAAGTCACGGGTGCATGGCAGGGCATCCTATCGAGTTCCGAACAATTATTGATCTCCGGAGGAGTATCGAGCTCAGCTGCTAGAGCATCAAGTTTTTCTAAAGTCGAGGCAAACACCTTGGTTGGAGATGGATCAGCACTCAAGGGAATCTTTACCAGTGGTGAAATATCATCATCCGTGCAGATACAAGCAGAACTGACCGGATCATCCCATTGGGGTAATGTATCAACAGCTTCATTGACCACTATACTCACTCAATTTAATCAAGATGTATCACCAGGAGGTTCACCAACTTTTAACACTGTTCAAGTGAGTGGGTCAATAAGAGCAGCCACGATGATACTCAGCAGTTCTACTTCTTTCTATACATCATCAAAAGCATCTGGTTCAACCAACATGGGTAACTCAACGGATGACATTCACTCATTTACTGGATCACTATTTTTGTCAGGAGCTCATGCTGATCTGTTTGGAAACGTAAGTAGTACATCAACAGCCTCATTTGCTGAATTTGCAGGTGATGCTACTGGACTAATATTCACTGGAACTACACCAACTGCTAGTTTTGTAGATCCTCTTGATGCCCTGAGAGCTCAAGACTCTGAAGGTGCCCAAACAGGTTCCTTTACAATACCAAGTGGGGTCACGGGAAACTATTCTGTTCATTCCGGAAGTCTCTTGGTGAATAAGGGTAGGAGAGATGCAGATACTGGTGAAGCTCTACTGAGACATAACATTATAGCCGAGAATACAAATTTTCAATACTTTGCGACATCAGGAAGTGCAACAGCCTACCAATCAGGTTCAACACATACCACTGATGCAACGGGTTCTGGTCTCACGGGATACGATCCCATATCAGCATCTTCGTATAGTCCACCATCACCACATGGTAGTCTCACGCATCAATTTTTTGAAATGTGGGATGGCCTCAACTACAGACCGTTCATCACGGGTTCTGTACAGGTTGGCGAGAGAGCAGTTACGGTAAGTGGATATCAAGTGTATAACGCTAAGGGCATGACCTATCTCACAATTTCCCACGGAGGTACTACGGTAGATTTTGGAGAGATCTCCGGTAATGCAGGATTAAATAATCTTGGAGCAATGTCAAATGGTGTAAATGAAAGAGGTGTCACGACAACACAACCAACATCTCCAAACAACAAGGGAATAGAATTTATTACAATCAGCACTCCATCCAACGCAACAGATTTTGGACTATTGGCCTTTAACAAACTGTATCAAGCTGCTAGCAGTGGTACAAATGATCGAGGAATCTTCAGTGGAAAGGAAAAGTCAACAGCCCAACCATACCAGTACGTCACGATATCAACGACCGGTAATGCAGCTGCCTTTGGAGATTCTTTTCAAGCAGGTACTTTGGGTGCAATGGCATCTAATGGTACAAACGGCAGGGCTCTACAGAGTGCCGGATCTGCAACAACTGGTATTGACAGAAAGGGTATAGAGTTCCTAACGATGCACACTCTTAGTAATGCATTAGACTTTGCAGACATGACGGTAGCTAATCTTAACCGAACTGCACTATCCAATGACACCAACAATAGAGCTTTGTTTTTGGGAGGAGCAACAATCAACACAATAGATTATGTTGATGTGAGTACGATAGCAAACGCTACGGATTTTGGAGATCTGGCTGGTACAAACGTTGAAGGAGCTGCAACGTCCAACGGAACCAACGATAGAGGAGTTGTGATGGGAAAAGGAGAACCCGGCAAGCGTAGCATTTCAGCAGCTGCTATTGAATTCGTCACGATATCCACTCCTGGTAACGCAATCGTGTATGGAGAGAATTCAAACTTGGGTTCAATGCAACCAATGTCCAATGGTGCAAAATAACAAAAAAGTAAACTTTAAGATAATTATTCAATAGGAAGACCTACATGGCAATCAAAGATCTCATAGTATTAAACGAAACAGATTCCAAACTGGAAGCTCAACAGGGCACAGATACTGCTCGGATTAAAGGTACGTCCAGAACGGTTTTGGATATAGTATCCGATGATGAAGTTTCAGTACTAAAAGTCAATAGTTCCGGAAGTGAAGTCGTGATGGGAGGACCAGTAACGATGTCCGGCGACATATCGGGTAGTTTACCCACCGCATCTATGGGTCATGCTAAAGCGGCAGTCTTCACGGGAGATGGATCAGAACTCACTGGAATAATCACTCCTGATACCGTGAGTAGTTCGTTGCAGCTAGCTGACGTAATCTCGGGATCATGGCAAACTGAACTCTCTAGTTCAGATCTAGTCTTTGTTGACGGAGGTATATCAGGCTCGGGTGTTTCTACGGGTTCGTTTGGAAGATTTATAGCCGTGGATACATTTGCTGGAGAAGGAACACAATTATCAAATGTCCCGTTCAATGGAATAGTATCGAGTTCCACACAGATAGGTCAAGACACTTCGGGTAGTTTTCTGGGTCAACTCAGTGGAACTGCGCCGGCACAAACATTTATTGGAGGAGGAGTATCAGCTTCTCTGAACTCCAGTAGTTCACTCCATTCAGTTGTAGCTTCCTTTGAAGGAGATGCTTCACAACTCACGGGTATGGATTTACCTCACGGATTAATAAGTAGCTCCGCTCAACTACCAGATGTTTCTGGATCTTATGTTGGTCTATTTGTTTCAGGGTCAGTCATAGAGCTGAATAAGGGCTTGAAGGCTGCGGGATCAGGAGGAGTCAGTGGTTCAAATGCAGGTCCTGGTGGTCAGAAAGCAATCTTTTCCGGCTTTAATAATAACGAAATTCAACACGTTACGATCAGCACATTAGGTGATACTGCAGATTTTGGTGATCTTACCGAAACTTTGAGGTATGGTGGTGTTATATCCAACGGATCAAATGACAGGGGTATAATAGCTGGAGATTACCCAAGCACAAATACAATTAATTACGTCACGATATCAATAAATGCAAATGCTCAAGATTTTGGTGATTTGGGTTCATTCAACAATGATAGTAGACACGGTGCAAAGAATTCTATCTCGAATGGTACAAACGAGCGGGGCATATTCACCGGTGGAGTTTATCCCAACTATGGGGCCGATATCCATCAGTTCATAACGATATCCACCTTAGGTAATGCAAAACTTTTTGGTAATTTAGAAACCACAATGTTCAATATAGGGGCCCATGGAACCTCAAATCAAACAAACGAGAGAGGAATCATAGATGTCAGACAGGTGATGGAATACATCACGATATCTACGTTGGGAGACTCTGCTTTTTTTGGGAACCATCTAGAAGATGGAACCACAGGTGGATTTGGTCGCATAGGACACACATCGAACGGTACCGATAACAGGGCAGTCCGAGGAGGTACAAACTCTACTACTATAGCATATCACACCTTAGCAACTAACAGTGATAGTTTAGATTTTGGAGATTTCACTGAAACTTTTGGTACGGGAAACACCGCAACCTCTAACACTACGGATCAAAGAGGACTTTTTACTCAAGGCAATTCAACAGATACAATGAATTATCTTACGATCAATACGTTAGCAAACGCTTTAGATTTTGGTAACTTTGAAGCCGGCTATGGGGGTCACATGGCAGCCTCAAATGCCGGTGCAACTCAACATGTTAGTGAACTCTCGGAGATCACATCAAGTACTTTTGTTGGAGATGGAGCGGGTCTGACATTTGATCTACCACTTGGAGCTGTTTCCTCCAGCAGAGATATTGGACATCACGTATCTAACTCGTTACACTCTCCAATGGGTGTAGCTGTGAATAATTTGGTGGCCTGGTGGGAAATGGGAGAAAACATAGAGATCTCTGGGACCGTAGGAGATCCGCAGGCAAAAGTGATCAGAGTGTTTGATAGTTCAGGAAATGGTAATCACCTCATAGCTTCAGGATCAATCTCGGGATCCAACATAGTAACTAGTTATACGCCATCTGGTAGTACCTATCATAACAACTATACGGGCTCATACAGAGCTCTTGAGTTTGATCGAACCGATCAGTTTCTACAAACAGAAAAACCTTTTGATGTTTTCTTGAAACCACAATTCACAATATCGTTTTGGTTCCGTGGTAATCTTGGTGGATACACGCAACAACAAGTATTTTTTCAAAACGGTGTAATGGATATAAATGCATACGCCAACTATTTCAATACTACGGTTCATGGTATAACGCTACAATCTCAACAAGTAACCGGTATATCGTATCCCAAGTGGCAACACTTCGTAATCACATGTGATAGGGACACGCGTCAAATCAACCTCCATGGCAATAATCAGGGTAATGTTGCTTCCGCGTCCATTGAAGGTCAAGCACCTACGGGTAAATACTATCACGGTACGAATCAAAGCGGATCAACACTATATGATCGTTATTGGCCTCAAAACGACGATCCCACACCAATCTACGGGAATGCAGCTAATCCTTTTAGAATAGGTGCAAATGCAACCCTGAGCAAACTTATAACTGGAAGTTTTGATGACATCGCGATCTACGATAAAGTATTATCTCTAGAAGAGATTACAACCCTGTACAACTACGGTACCGGTAGTCATCCCAACGCTATCTCGAGTTCCCATATGGACTCTGTACAAACGGAAATGTTTGTTGGTGGCGGTGTAACGACAGGATACAGCTTTAATAACTCACTATCTTCTTCTGCTGGAGGAGATAGAGTGTTGATAGCCGGAGGAACAAATTCTTCAGACACTGATACGGACACAATAGAACACATAACTGTGAGCACACCGGGTAATGCTATAGATTTTGGAAATCGCACAGAGGGCAAGTACAACATCTCAGCACTTTCCAACGGTCTCAGACAGAGAGGATTATTTGCTGGTGGGTTTGATGGATCGGATGGATCCAATGTGATAGATTTTGTCACGATAGACACGACTGGAAACGCAACGGATTTTGGAGATCTAACGGCTGCAGGATATGCTGGTGACGGCATGTCTAACGGTCCAGATGACCGCGGGGTCATTATTGTCGGTGAAGCCAACGGAGACGCTTTAGATTTTGTCACGATAAGCACGGCAGGTAATGCGGTAGCTTTTGGTAACACTTTATCATCGGCAGCCAGAACAGCTGGAGCCACAGACAATGCTACAAATCAACGAGGTATCATTGCGGGAGGAACACCTGCTCAGGATGTCATAGAATTCATCACGATATCCACACTGGGTGGAGGATCACAGTTTGGTGATCTCTCACAAAACACCACAGGAGCTAAGGGTCACTCTAACAAACAAAATGAACGAGCAGTCTTTGCGGGAGGAGCCACGAATACAATTGAGTTCGTGACGATGAACGTACTGGGCAACTCTGTTGATTTTGGAGACATGACACAACTAAAGACCTCAGAGGATCAAACAGCTGGTTCCTCAAATGCAATAAATGAGAGAGGAATCATGGTAGCCTCAACGACTACCGCTCACTCAATTGAAAACATAACGATCTCAACACCAAGTAACGCATTAATTTTTGGATCGCTTGCAGAAGCCAGAGAGGCAACCGCAGCGACATCCAACGCAACACCCACGAGAACAATTAACAGTTCATTCCCTGAGATCACAGCGGATAGAGTATCTGGTGTTGGTACCGCGATAACAAATCACGTTCCAGCTAACCTCGTTACCTCATCGGCTCAGTTAGCCTCAGAGATATCGGGATCTGTGGGAAGGTTTGAATCCACGTACTCTCCATATAGTGTCGAGATGTATCAGGGAACAGCAACCGGATCTACCGACATGCCATTCACGGCCTCAGCCGCAATGAAGAACGAACGATCGGTTCGATTTAATAATAATGGTTCGATAGGGATCACGGGTAGTCTGATGGCTCCAATGAGTGAATCTCAGACCTGGACTTGGTCTCATTGGTTGAGACAGACAAAAAATACATTTGAAAATTCCACTGATAACGTTATCCAGGAATACAATCACACAATGAATTCCAACTACTACAATGGCATATGGAGGCTCAGACAAAACTCTCACTTGTTCCGAGTCATCACACCTAAATTTGACGATAGTGGGACAGATACAGTCTCATTAGATTTTACCAATGAAAAAACTTTCCTGAGAACATTTGGATACCAATGGAATCACCACGTGGTCACATACGAACAGTCTTCCAGTAAGGTCGTCGATGCTGTATCGGGATCTACACCTCACTTGTATTCAATGTACCTCAATGGTAACTTGATGACTACTAGATCTGTTTCGCTAGAGTACAGAAACCCCATGGGGATCTCCGCTAGTCATTCAGATCGAGATCCAGGTAGAGATGGACCTATACGTATAGGAGAGAGATCTCCAGCTGGATCCAACTGGCAGGGATACTTCAACCACTCGGCCTACTGGGATACAGCTCTTTCGGCATCAGCTCTTAGATATCTATGGAATGCCGGTATAGCAGCAGATCCGCTCGTGAATTCACCATCGTATAACGCAGCAGCCAATCTTGTTGGATACTACCGATACGGCGATACCCAAAACGGAGTATCTGCATCTCACGATGGATCCGCATGGCACTTTGGTAACCTGGCTAGTGGTAGTGGTAATGGATACGAGAACACATGGGCTTCCGCGTCATTCCAAGGAACATCAGATTCATCAAATAGAATTGACTTTGATGCACCACCCAAGAATGACAGATTCTTGACCGCAAGGTATCCAGAGGCATTATCAGGATCACAAGATGCCACGATAGCCTTCTGGGCAAGAACCGGTACTACTGGTAAAAAGGTAGAGTACCTAATAGGTAATGCAGCTGAACAGGGATTTGAAATCCGTAAGGGTGGAGATGATGCAAACTTTAGGTTTGCGGTCTTGACCGGTTCGTCTGCTCACGCCACTTCAAGTTTTGAAACACACCATGCGATCCCCGACAATAACTCTGAGGGAACATCAAGTGGATTTGCCCATTATGCTCTCACGTATGATGGGGATGGAGCACTAACGGGATACGTTCAGGGTTCTGGATCAGCACTCACGAGAACCGGCACTGCAACCGCTAGTTTGAGTTTTGATACTGGATCCTTCAAGTTTGCTGACACAGCAGGTACAGGAATCTTGAACATAGGTAGGAAATCCAGACACTCTGGATCAACATGGTTGGGAAGTATCCACGAGGTAGCGATATGGACTTCGAGTTTATCCGCAGATGCTATTGCAGACTTAGCAAAGGGACCATTTGACCTTGGTACCAAAACAACAACAAATTACAATGCCACTTCAAGTCTTGTGACTTATTTTTCCATGACTAGTGGTTCATTCAATGGAGGCTCTTAATGGCTTGGGTATTTAAAGATAAATCACCTGGAAACACAGGAAATGAATTATCATCTTCAGTTCCAGCAGCGGTATCTGCATCAGACTTCTTGGAATCATCCAGAAGGGTAGATGCTCCAGCTGAGCATGAAGATTTATACGAGAGATCACTCCAGGGAAACATTAAACACATTCACGCTAGTGTGGGGGGACAAAATGTAGGCACTACGGGAAATCCCACATTTGCAAACATCACGGTAACTAACCAGTTGAATGCTGGATCTATCATCGTGGATGCCACTGGACAACCCAACTACTCATCCAGTATTGGAAATGGTTTGTCTGTGTTTGGAGATACCATTGATGACGTTCATTCTGTAACTGGATCTTTCAACGTCTCAGGTTCTCTAGAAGTTCAGACGCTTATGGATCTGTCGGGATCTTCTCACTACAGCATGTCTGCAGAATACTTTGAGGGTAAGGGAACATCTCTCGCCAATGCCAAAATAGATAATGCAGATCATGTTCCTGTAGATGTCTTTGAGGATACAACATCCGCATTACAGTTGCCTACGGGTTCTAGACCAACACAACCTCCTGGTCAGCGTGGTATTATGGTCGGAGGCGATCAAGGTCCATCCAACGTTAGTGACCAGATACAATTTGTCACAATCAGTACTCCTTCGAACGCAACAGACTTTGGTAATCTATCAGCTGAGAAGAAAGATCAAGGAGCTGCATCGAACGGAGTAAACGACAGAGGGATAACTTTTGGTGGTTTAGCGATAACAGATGTAATAGAATTTAATACGATTAGCACTCCTTCTGATGCCATAGATTTTGGAAATATGTTTGAGTTTCTCCATGGAGTGGGAGGAACTTCTAACGGACCCAATGAGAGAGCCTTATTGATTGGTGGTAATGGCCAAGGACAAAAGAACACTATAGAGTTTGTCACAATTTCAACCACCGGTAATGCTAATGATTTTGGTGATACGGTTGATCCAAGACACTTAGTCGGAGCAACTAGCAATGGAGTCAACGATAGAGCGGTATACGTAGGGAATTCACCCGTCAGTACCGATATAGAATTCGTGACAATATCCACAACTGGTAATGCAGCAAAGTTTGGAGACACTACGGCTAATTTTGATGGTCCTCGAGGGAGTTCTAATGATCTCAACGACCGCGCAGTCTTCAACAATGCAGCCACGATAGAATTCTTAGCTATATCACATGAAGGAAACACTTTAGATTTTGGCGACCGTACGGTTGCAGCAAAGCTACCATCAGGGTTCTCAAACGGAACTGATGAGAGAGGAATGTTCGCTGGAGGTACAGTGGCTCCTCTCAACGATACAATTGATTACGTGACGATCTCGACACCAGGAAACGCTATAGACTTTGGGAACATGTTGAGCGCTACCGCGGCTGGATACGGATACAGTAATTCACCAACACAGAATTGGCCTTATGAGAACAGCCTGGATAGTATCACGTTGTTCACGTCAGGATCAGCAAGCTCTTACTCAAGCATCACGGGTTCATATCTCCACATATCAGCATCAACGCAGGGACAATCTGGAGGAGTCTACAGTGGCTCATCGGCAACTCTTCTGGAAACCATTGAATCTGGTTCACTAACAGTTTCCTCAAATACACCTCCCGGAAACACTAGTGTTCATTTCATGGGAAGTGGTACCAACAATACCTCGATAGAAACCGTGAGGATAAATACTCCGGGTGATGCTACAGACTTTGGTGGTGTTCAACTACACCGTGGATATCAAAATGCTGGTCTCAGCAATGGTATTCTGCAACGGGGAATATTCGTTGGTGGAATGTATAATGACGACGTTCTTAATAAACAGATACAATACATAACAATTTCTACTCCAGGTAATGCAAACTCATTTGGTGAAGCAGGAGGTCCCGTGAATCAAGCGGGTGGCTTATCTAATGGTCCAGGTCAACGAGGTGTATACACGAGAACACTGAACCCTGGTCAATCTAATGGTCTTGAGTATATCACGATATCCACGCTAGGGAATGGTTTTGACTTTGGGGACCAAACGATGGAAAGAACATTAGTATCAGGTCTTTCCAATGGTGTCCACGACAGAGGAGTCTTCGCGGGAGATAAACCTTTTGTTTCTGGTCAAATGGATTTCATTACAATTTCAACTCCATCGAATGCAAGTATTTTTGGCAATCTTCGTCTACAGATGAACAAACCCGCTGCCTTTTCGAACGACACCAACGGTAGGGGTATCCTGGCCAGTGGTGGAGGTCTCAATTCAGGTATCATAAATACCATTGAGCACATCGCGATATCAACATTAGGCGACACAGCAGAGTTTGGACATTTACAAACCGGAGCAAATGATGGAGCCACTGGAGCCTCTAATGGTCGTGGTGAACGCGGAATAGCATTTGACATGAGGACCTCTAACCCAGTAGGACACCTTCCGCTCATTGAAACCATTACGATCGATAGACCAAGTGACGCTGTGACGTTTGGGAATTGTGTCGACACTACACCCAATGTAAGTTCAGCAACAAGCGACGGAGCAACCTTTTATCCTCAAGCTGCATACCCATCCATGAGATTTTCTGTAGATTTAGCTCACATGAAAGCAAATGCGTCCGGAAGTGCTAATTTTCAATCCGGAGGATTATTCACGATACCGATCATCACTTCAGCCAGTACGGCTCAAAGTGGTTCCAATTCTTTCGTGAGGGGAGCCGAAGGAGCGACCGGTAGGACTGGTATCTTTGAGGCATGGACCGGACTAGTCCCACAGAGGGTAAATGTACCATCAGGTTCATCACCACAATTTTTATCATTCCAGGCTAGATCTGGCTCTAGTGCACAGAACGCATCAATGTCAATAGCCTCTACGTTTAATGTATCGGCATCATTCACGAGCGGTAGTGCGGTATCAGCATCAACTGTTGCTGCAACGCAAGTATTTGGCACAAACACGATTTATACAGGTGAATGGAAGACTATCACTTCAGGTTCTATCGTACCGGGACAGAGAGCTGTTGTTGGTAATGGTGGAAGCATTAGTATTGATTACGCCACGATAAGTACACTTGGAAACGCAATAGATTTTGGAGATGGAGTGGCTTCTCTGGATTACAGCAGAGGTCTATCCAATGGTGTCCGAGATAGAGGTTTGATCGCTGGTGGTAAGATCACGGGAGGAGCTGATAGAACTACTATAGACTTCATAACAATTAATACTCCAGCAAATGCTATAGCTGGGTATGGTGATATTCAACACGGTGATGGGTCTAAAGGTGGTTCTCTATCAAACGGACCAGATGATCGTGGGTTGTTGTTCAGTAATGAAACAGCAACCGGTAAGATAGAATTTTTATCCTTGGTCTCACCAGGCGACGCTACTGATTTTGGAAATATGGTACATGGAGTCAGAGATGAATTCCAACATATGTCCAACGGAGTAGGGAACAGAGGAGCATATACGGGAGGCGGTCCAGCTGCACAGACCGGTATAGAGTTCGTCACGATATCATCGATAGGTGACGCTACAACCTTTGGAGATACTACGGTTGCACGTGCAGATCAACATGATGGTGGAGGATCTAATGATCAGAACAACAGAGGAATCTTTGCTGGTGGCTCTGATAACGTCACGATAGACTTTATAACGCTGACCAGTATAGGTAACGCTATAGATTTTGGCGATCTGGCTATGGATGGTGACGACAGCTACAACTGGATGGCAACCAATGGTGTAGGAGAGAGAGCTCTTGTGGGAGCCGATGATGTAAATGAAATAGCATTCATCACTATCAACACAGCGGGTAACTCAACAAACTTTGGTGATCTCAACTCTACGAACGATGATGGTAAGTTCGCTCTATCAAATGGAGCAACACATCCTGCGGAACCAGGCTCAACACTATCCGTGGAAAGAACATTCACATCTAGTTCGATAGCTTTTGGATCCGGATCAACTATATTCAATGCGTCTTCATCACTTGATATAAATGGATTTACTGGACAGCTTTCTCAGTCTAACTTTGCCACTGGGTCTTCGATAGCACTGACGTCTCGGATTATGAACACAACAGGTTCAGGACAGGTCTCAGCATCTATAAGTGCAGGAGCGCTCATAGACTTTTCACCCAAGACGCTACCGGGTGAACGAGGTTTACTGGTATCATCAGACAGTCCAGGCAACGATACTATTGGCTTTATAACAATTAGTACGCTTGGAAATGCAGCTCTCTTTGGAGAGGTTTCTGTAGCAGCCGTTCTCAAACCCGGAGGTTCAAACGGAACTGGAGGTAGATTTGTTAAGGGAATTGGAGGCGCAAGTGGAGATGGAAATTTAAGCAATGAATTTTTCACAATAAGTACGTGTGGTAATGCAGTTCATTTTGGTTACGCTACTCATGATCGACAATATAACTCAGCAGCCACTAACGGAACGGATCAACGCTTGGTGGTCTGTGCCACAAGAAATAATGAGAATGTTGAATTCTTGACCATTTCAACTTTAGGGAACTCTCTATTGAGTGGATTTGATACGTCTATATTCACACCTTCTAAGTCTACTAATGGAGTAGATCAAGGTGGAGCAACGTCTAATGGGAGAAACGGTAGAGCGGTATGGACCAGTCAATTAAATGGAGGAACAGACGCTGTCCATACAATGTTTTATATGTCAATTCTCTCAGGAGGTGACTCAAAAACATTTGGTACTCTTACGGGTGCTCCTAATTTTTCTGGAGCTCTGAGTAATGACGTAGATGATCGAGCAGTATTTCATCACCAAAATAGTAATATTATGGATTACATCACGATATCAACTCCAATGAATGCTGTAGATTTTGGCGACAATACGGGTAATGGAGGCTCTTGTGTGGGTGTGAGTAATGGAATTAATCAACGAGGTATAGTATATCAACATGATACCCTAATTATAAATTACATAACAGTATCTACACCAAGCAATGCTGTTGAGTTTGGTGAGCAATTAGCCGCGGTGGGAGTATCAGATCAATTTGGAGGACAAGGCGGTACTGATTCAGCTTTGTAAAAATCTAACTGTTTAATCAGAGAGCTCGATATATATAGATATATAAATTATTGGAGGTTATCTTAATGTCTAAATCAGACACACTTGTTAAAAAAAATAATTCTACACTAGTAGATCCAGAACAAATCCAACACTCGGCAATCACCGAGATCTTAAATCAACCAGGCGGTCTTACGACCATTACTGATGAAAAGCTAGCTACGATACAAAGAAATATGCCGGAAATCATCAGGGCTACACAAGCCGTTGATAGAAAGAACACTCAGACGACCTCAACCCTAATGTCACTTACGATGTTAAATGATTCTCCATACCGGAGATTGCGTCAGGTATTAGCTCAGATATCCAGGAAGAGAGGAGCTGTAGAGGATTCATATTTTCGACTCAAAGAGGATAAAATTAAAGCTAAGCAACTGAGAGAGCGAGGAGATGAACTCTCGGAAGCCAAAGCTGAACGTATTGAGTATGGTATTCAACAATCAACTCGTGGTATTGAACAAGCCTTGAAAGAAATAGGTTTCTTCCAAGAGATATACAATGAGATCATGGCTTCTCATAACATTCCAGAAAATTGGGATGAGGAAGACTCAGAGAAGGAAGAGATTGACGCACACCTCAAGATGGCTTTTAGACACGCTATTAGAGACGTGATGGCTCATGGCAGACTTGGTATGGGTACTCTTGAGTATATGGAGCAGTATGGAGTACATCCACAAACTGCTTTCAGATTAGTATCTCAATACATAAATGATAACGATGAGAGTATTGGAACCGGAAAAGCACCAACAGTAGATAATCTATACAATTTCTTGGATTCAATGTGTGAACAGTTTAGAGAAGCACACCTGGCAGTTATTCGTCGTATAGGAGTCAAAGGTATCATCAAGAACGATTGGCTGTATAAGACCGAACACGCTTAATACTTAATGAACAAAAGGTTATGTATAGCCACACCGGCTTATGGAGGGATGGTTCATATGGACTGGCACGATTCCATCATGTCTATGTGGCAAGCTGGTATAGAGGTGACCACGATCTGTTTAGGTAACGAATCCTTGATAACACGAGCTCGTAACACTCTCTTGAGAATTTTTCACAAACAAATGACCGGTATAGATAAGTTATTTTTCTTAGATGCCGATTGTGGGATCACGGGTCAAGATGTAAAATCCATGATGAATACACGCTATGATGTTATTGCAGCACCAGTGGCCCTCAAGGGTATGACACCAGAGGGAAAACCACATCACAATGTAGCAGAACCAAAAGACACATCTGGAGGTTACCAACAAGTAAAATACGTAGGTACTGCAGCATTGATGTTATCAAGAAGAGCAGTAACTGATCTAGTCGATAATGCAATAAGTTGTGGAGATGTGTATAAGAAGGGAATTCTATCAAGTGATGACTCTAGAATACAAGCAGAAGAAGGAGAATACTACGATGTGTTCAAAACGTCTATAGACGATGATGGAATTTATCTATCCGAAGATTATCACGTATGCCAGACGTTGCGAGGATTGGGTTATAACATAATAGTAGATCCAAGAATCAAAACGAGACATAACGGCAATCACGTATTCCTAAGTCATTGATATGAACTCGTTGTTAGAACGCAATGGTTATGTTATAGAAAGAAATTTTCTTAATAACGACACTACATCAATATTAAATCTATATTCATTTAAATCTGTACAAGATCAGATATCAGTTCCAGGGGATCCTCGTGATGAAGTAGAGCATGTAAATTCGTGGAATCTAAATAGTCACGCAGCTTTTGATTCTATATTATTTTCATCTACGGAAAAAATGATACAAAAGTGTGAGGTTGAGTTGATACCCACATACTACTATGCTAGAATTTATCTCAGGAATGCTGATATGAACGGACACAGGGACAGAAAGTCGTGTCAGTTTTCAGCTAGTATCAACCTAGGACAATCTCATAACTATCCAATCTATATAGAAAATAAAAAAACCGGTACGTATACAGAAGTAGATTTACAACCCGGAGATGCTCTAATATACAAGGGAATAGAACAAAGGCATTATAGAAAAATATTCACCGGTAATTGGTATTCTCAATTATTTCTTCACTGGGTAGATTCTTCACAAACGGAATGGTTTTATGATAAAGGTGACAAGCCATTTGATCATGAGAAAAAATTTACAGATAGTTGGAAATCTATTTTATACTAAAGTTCCTGAAAGTATGATATTTATATTAGACAACATAGCTTAAAAAATGAACCAATTTATACAAGAGATAATCAAACCTTTACTAAAAGAAGATGAGCAGATCACTAATGTGGTAGGAGTGTATGCGGGCAGATTTCAACCATTTGGTAAACATCACCTAGCCACGTACAAGTGGTTATCTAAACAATTCAAAGATTCATATATAGCTACATCGGACAAGTCTGGCTCAGCAAAACATCCATTATCATTTAGGGAAAAGAAAAAACATATGATAAAAATGGGTATACCTGCAAACAAAATAGTGAAAGAAAAGAGTCCTTACATAGCTAATAATATTTTAAAAAAATATGATCCCAAAACAACAGCTGTGGTTTATATATTTGGACAAAAAGATGCTGGCAGATTAATGTCAGGAAAATATTTTAGAGATTATAAGAAAGAAAAGAGCAATCTACAGGGCTATCCAGAACAAGGTTATATATCGGTAGCGCCTCACGTATCAGTAAAGGTGGGAGGCAAAGAATTAAGCGGAACTACTATTAGAAATATGCTTGGTTCTAAGTCTATGGAAGATAGTAAGAAAAGAAAACTATTCAAACAACTATTTGGATACTACGACGACAAAGCCATGGAATTATTTACAAAAAGATTTGTTAATGAGTCTTTAATGGAAATGGGTATGACTAGTGGATATCCCGATCAGAAAGAACTCGATGATTATATGAAAAAGGTTGATAAGAACAGAAGCAAAACTGATTCCAATAAAGAATATGTATTTGAACCCGTTAATGAAGGCGTTGATACTGACGAAGTAGCAGGGTTCATGGTATATCATTTAGACGAGACTGGAAAGAAGGAATATTTGTTGCTGAGGGATAGTACATATTGGGGACCACCAAAGGGACACTTACGAAAAGGAGAAACTCCACTTCAGGGAGCAACCAGGGAAACTTATGAAGAGACTGGTATAACAATTTCCAATACTATTAAAAATTTTGAGTTTATCTATACTGTAAACTTTGGTACATCTAAGCAAAAAGATATTACAATGTACTTGGGTAAGACAAATAGCAAGAATGTTAAGTTGTCGCACGAGCATAGTGAATATGTGTGGGTAGATCGAGATCAAGCAATATCAATGATGAATCAAGAAAACGCAGTTGATATGTTTAATTCTATAGAATCATTGGATATGAACGAATCTATCTCGGTACCAATAGAGGTAGGAGATACTGTCTTAGGGGGTAGGTTTAAGAATAAACCAATCGTTGTTAAGGATATAGGAAAGAATGAAAAAGGTGATATTACAATTAACGGAAGACCTCTTTTAAAGTATAGAATAGTATCAAAGTCAGATATAGAAGAATTTGTAATCAAAACAAATATTATTGAATCTTCATTTACGCCAAATACAGCTGGGGGTATAGTAGATGATGGACCAAGATATTGGTATGGAAATCAAAATACATATCGCAAATCAGCTGAGCGAGAAGCTGCTAAGCTGGGATATAGGGTAGTAAATTATATAGTACCTGATATGGAATTTGAAGAACACGATACCTACTATCCAAATGGACCTACCGGAGCAGTTTCATACTTTCCTGCGGGTTTGGTTGGAGCCAAGGCTGGTACCAATATACTAGCTGATCTAAAAGGTAAGCCCGCATTTAATAAGTGGTTACAAAACATTAACAGAAGTATAGTGAGACTAGGATGGAATCTTATAGATTTTATTTCAGCTGATGATTCAATCAAACAGTCTTCAAAAGAACCAATCAAGTCAACAAATCCAAAGGTTGACCAACCTGAACCAACGGAACCAAAAGATGAAAAGGACCAACATAACAAGATGAGTGTAGTAGAAGAACAATTATTTACTAAGAAATGGTGGAAAGACATTCTCACCGAGGGTGGCGCTTATGGACACATGGCACATCCATTTGATGATATGGATCTCACTTTTGGAGACCTAAGAGCTATTATTGAAAATGGATTACAGGGTACTCTTGATCGGGAAGATAACGTGACGGAAAAATTAGATGGTCAAAACTTAATGATAAGTTGGAAGAATGGTAAGTTAATAGCTGCAAGGAACAAAGGACATTTGAAAAATGCAGGTAAAACAGCACCAGACGTCAAAGGCATTCAGACAATGTTCAAAGGTAGAGGAGATATAGAGAATGCATTTGTATTTGCCATGAAGGATCTCCAAAAGGCTATAGGGAAATTGTCAGAAAAACAAAGAACCAAGATATTTCAAAACGGTAGTTCTTTTATGAATCTTGAAGTAATGTGGCCCAAATCAGCAAATGTTGTAAATTACGACAAGGCTGAAATAGTTTTTCATGGAGCACTGAGGTATAATGATGCTGGTAGCCCTACAGGAAATGTACCGGATAGTGCAAGAGCATTGGAGGGTATGATACGTCAAGTTAATCAAAACGTACAAAAACATTATAAGATATCCAAGCCTAATTTTCTCAAGGTTCCAAAGAGTCAAAATTTTGGAAAGAGACAATCATACTACAATTCCAAGGTATCTAAGCTGCAAACCAAGTATTCTCTAAAGGATGCAGATACGTTAGCTCTGTATCATCAACGTTATTGGGAAACATTTATACAACAAGCAGAAAAGAAGTATTCTTCACGTTTAAATGATATGACATTTAGAGGTCTAGTTCGGAGATGGGCTTTTGGTGATAAGTCATTTAAGATACCGGATATCAAAAAGGCACTGAGTGATAGTCCAGAATTTTTGAATTGGGCACTAGGATTTGATAAAAACGATCATGCCGCTACAATAAAAAGTAATATGAAACCATTTGAGATGTTATTCTTTCAACTTGGAGCAGAAATATTAAAAAATATAAAAGGATTTACAGCAGCAAATCCATCAGCTTCTGTTCAAAGAATGCAAAAGGGGTTAGATAAAGCTATAAAGGACATCCAAAAGGGAGATGACGTCAAGAAGATAAAATTAGTAAAAAATCAATTAGAGAAGTTATCTGCTATAGGAGGACCGGAATCAATAGTACCCTCTGAAGGTCTAGTATTTAAATATAAAGGTAAAGTATATAAGTTTACTGGAGCATTTGCACCAGTGAATCAAATACTTGGAGCACTAAAATTTAGCCGATAACTATATAACTATATATGTATACAGGAAGCAAGTCATGTCAGTAGAAAAAACACAAAACAAAATAAATCAACTCTTCAAACCAAAAGTCCAAGTTGGATACAATTCACCAACAGTAAATCAACGAAAAGAGGGTGAGGAATGGACTGATGCTAGAGGTCGAACGTGGAAGATAGAAAACAAACAAAGAAAACAAATAACTAAGATTCCACCTCGAGGGTTTGACAAGTGTTTGGATTGTAATAAACTTATTCTAAAGAAAATAGATCAGGACACTTGGAATAGAATGGCGAGATGCTACTACTGCCAAGTTAATTTTGAAGCTCATTTGAAAACTATTAATAAATGGGGTGAGTGGGTAAACGAACAAGAACAAGCTAGGTGGAAATCCGTGACTGAAGAATTAACTGATGCACTAAGGGGTGAACGTGAAAGGTTACCCGACTTTGATCCTACGATAGCAAACGCAATAACTAACGAACACAAGAACGGAGCTAAGTAATGAAAATTTTAACAAAACTTGTAGCTATATTGGCTGGAATTGCAGGAATAGTAGGTATGGTTTTAGGTTCACAAAAAAAATCTCAAGAAGTCAAAGAATTAAAAAAAGTTATAAAGAATTCTAAAAAAGAAGAGGCTAAAGTAGAAAAAGAGATAGTAAGTTTAGAACAGGATAAAGCTACTAATAAAAAAGAAATCACAAAGCTAAAGAGAAGATTAACCGTAGCTAAGAAAAAAACTGTTAAGATGGAAGAAGCCTATGAGGCGGATGATATAGAATCAGCAGAAGATTTTTTAAAAAAGTTTTCCAAAAAGAAATGAGAATGGATATGAAAATATTAAAGTATTTATTAATAACCGGTTTAGTATTGTCTGTGACAGATGGACAAACGATCAAAAAAGATGGCAAGGAAGTAGCATCTTTTACACAGTCTGAAGCACTTGAAATGTTGAAAGCTCGTGATGCTCAATGGAAAGGTAAGTTAGCAAAAGCTGATTCGTTGATAGCATCTAAGAACGTTGTGATCAACGAGTGTGAGAGTCTAGTGGCAGAAATAGAAAAAAATGCTAACGTCGAGTTTGTTTTATCTGAGGCGAAAAGCAGACAAATAAAAATATTAAAAACACGAGATAAAGCCAATGAAGAGATGATAAAGGCTCTTCAACCTAAATGGTATGAAAATCAATACTTATGGTTAGTAATAGGAGTTGTTCTAGGTAAAATCTAATGAGCGACATCAAACAAGCCATCCGTAGAGAGTACCTCAAGTCATCAGATGACCCTATCCACTTTTTACGTAAATATGCAACCATACAACATCCTCAGAAGGGTAAGATCAAATTTGACCTATATGATTTCCAAGAGAGATCACTTCAAGATCTAAGACAGCATGACTATAATATAGTTTTAAAATCTAGGCAGCTTGGAATCAGTACGTTATCTGCAGGTTATGCTCTATGGACGATGTTATTCTTTCAAGATAAAAATATATTAGTAATTGCTAAGGATAAAGACGCTGCTAAGAATCTCGTTACTAAAGTGAGAGTGATGTATAAAAATTTACCCACTTGGTTAAAGACTACAGTGGAGGAAGACAATAAGTTGTCGTTTAGATTGGGTAATGGCTCACAGATAAAAGCTGTTGCTGCTACACCAGAAGCTGGTCGATCAGAAGCATTATCTCTGTTGATACTTGATGAGGCAGCATTTATTGATACAATTGAGACTATATGGACAGCTGCACAACAGACGCTTGCTACGGGTGGAAGATGTATAGTTTTATCGACACCAAACGGTGTTGGAAATTGGTTTCATAAAATGTGGGTTGATGCTATAGAAGGCACAAATGGATTTTCTTTTATAGAATTACCATGGCAAGTTCATCCCGATCGAGACCAATCGTGGAGAGATGAGCAAGATAGAATTTTAGGTCCAACCAAGGCATCTCAAGAATGCGACGCCGACTTTTTAAGTTCAGGTAATTCAGTAGTAGATGCACAGATACTTCAATGGTATAAGGAAACAACTGTAGCTGAGCCAGTAGAACAGGGTGGTGTAGATAAAAACCTTTGGATATGGTCTTATCCAGACTATACAAAGGAATATATAGTTGTTGCTGATGTAGCACGTGGAGATGGAACGGATTATTCAGCCACACAGGTGTTTGAAGTAGATACGATGGATCAAGTAGCTGAATATAAAGGTCAGCTAGGAACTACGGATTTTGGTAACTTTTTGATAGAACTTTCGACTAAATATAATGATGCGTTGCTCGTGATAGAGAATAACAATGTGGGATGGGCAACAATACAAACTGTAATAGATCGGGGTTATAAAAACCTTTTCTATCAATCTAAAGATCTACAGTATATTAATGTTGAGCAACACACTACTAACAGATATAGATCTGAAGATAAAAATCTCATACCTGGTTTTGGAACTTCTGCTAAGACTAGACCATTAGTAATAGCTAAGATGGAAGAATATACAAGAGAAAAATTAGTAAAATTAAAATCAACACGTTTAGTAGAAGAACTTTTTGTATTTATATACAAGAACAACAAACCTCAAGCCATGCAGGGATATAATGATGATTTAGTAATGTCGTATAGCATAGCATTGTGGATAAGGGATACAGCTCTTAGATTAAAATCTGAAAAAGATGCTTTGCAAAAAGCTACAATGAATTCTATCTTAAATTCAAATCAAGGGCATGATGCTGGATTCAGTAATAGAACATCTCCTGCGGGAAAGGAAAATCCATGGGAGCAAAATATTAAGGGACAAAAAGAAAGTCTCGATTGGTTATTATAAATAGGATATTAAATGGCACAAGAAAAAGAAAACATTTTACAACGACTAGGAAATTTACTACAAAGTAATATAGTTATACGAAAAACTGGTGATAATCGACTAGTTGTAAAAGATTTAGACTTTAATCAAAGTGGATTACTTAGCAATTTTGTAGATCGATACAGCAAGATCATGGGGGGCAGTGGTTTTGGTTCACAATATTCTGCAATGCAAAATAGCAGGAATGCATATGAAGTAGCCCGGACAGAATTATTTAGAGAATATGAGCTCATGGACTCCGATCCTATAATCAGTAGTGCTTTGGATATTTACTGCGACGAATCTACAATTGATAATATTAGTGGTGAGATACTAACCATCCAAACAGACAATGGTAAACTCCATTCAGTACTTCATAATTTATTCTATGATATATTGAACATAGAGTTTAATTTATGGTCGTGGATGAGAAATTTAGTAAAGTATGGAGATTTTTTCCTATTAATGGATATAATGGACAAGTATGGTGTAGTGAATGTTAAGCCATTATCACCTTATGAAGTCAGAAGGTTGGAAGATCACGATCCAGAGAGTCCTAAAAAAATTAACTTTGAAATAACTGGAGATGAATCTTCTAGAAGACCTAATTCAGCTAAACCTAAAATGTATGAGAATTATGAAATAGCTCATTTTAGATTGCTCAGTGATAGTAATTTTTTACCATATGGTAAATCTATGTTGGAGGGAGGTAGAAGAGTTTGGAAACAATTGTCTCTTATGGAAGATGCCATGTTAATTCATAGGATTATGAGAGCTCCTGAAAAGAGGGTATTCAAGTTAGATATTGGTAATATACCACCTAATGAAGTTGATAATTTTATGCAAAAGATTATTAACAAAATGAAAAAAATACCCGTTATAGATCAAAATACAGGTGAATATAATTTAAGATATAACATGGAGTCCGTAACTGAAGATTACTTTTTGCCAGTTAGAGGAGGAGACTCAGGTAC